ATGGCTTACCGCCCCACCCATTACCCTTAAACACGATCCCACCAAGCGAGTAAATGCGCTTCATAGGGACAGTGCAATTCGGACAGTAAGGATCTCTGGCCAGTGTGTCCTCGATGGGACGCTGTATCTCCAGCTCTTTACTGCACACTTCGCACCTGTATTCATACGTCGCCATTAGCTTCTCCAATTAGTGCCACTGTCATAGTCGAGCAGACGCAGCACTGGATCGTCTTTACATTCTCTGGAAGATTATCTGTAATTACACGAATGAGCTGTTCGGTGTCCTTCTTGCAGACTCGGCACTTAAAGCGCAGCTTGTCCATAGTTGCTCCCTTTTAGATTTTCGATCGGCTGTAGATTCTTCTGGTCTACCCACCAAGTAGGTTGCTTAGAGTTCTTATACTTAGGCCGCTTGGCCATGGCTACAGGTATCCAGCCCGCTAGTCTGTAATTCGGGCTAGTGCCTACGACTAGGACGGCCACGTCTGTAGCTCTATCGCCTTCTCCGATAATGCACTGACCATTCTCGTAACGTGTCCACTTTACTTCGATGAAGCTTCCGACATCTGCCGTCTTCTTAAACTCCGAAGCCCGGGGATCGAACTCGGTATAACCAAGGTAACGAGCGACCAAGATCTCGGCCACTATTGATTCGGCCACTTGCGCGACATAATCATGGAAGCCGAGTTGCCTGTCGTATCGACTAGAAGCGTCTGGGTGGCCGTTGACCTGTGCGATTCGTTCTAGAGCTACGGTGTGAGCTAAGACCTTATCTTCGATCGTAGGCTTTACCTTCATCTACACTCACCACATAGCCAGATTAATTTCTCTCCCGCTTGGCCCTTGGTATAACCGAACGGATCTAGCTTCTTTAGCTTAGCGCAGCTGTCGCACTGTTCGATCTTATACTCGGCTATAACTTCGCCATTCTGTAAAAGCTTGGCTGTCATAGCTTGCGGATAAATAATCTCGATTAGGTCGCTCATACTTGCGGCTCCCATTTTCCAGAAGATGTTAAGACGTACCACAGCGGCGAACACTGGGTCGCCTTTGTTTTCTCGACGCAAAACCAGCCGCCCCAAGCCTTACCAGTTTTAGCTTCGCCAGTCTTAAAGATTCGATGTCCATGGCTGCACTGTGGAGCTTCTGGAATTAGCTCTCCGCCTAGCTGTTTCTTAATCTCGTCCATCGATGATCCAAGGCTAGGAATGCCGCTTTGTTCGGCTTCTTCGGCCGTCTTATAGCTTGGCACTTCACCGAACTTAACTGTCCAAGGGTCGTAATCGTCAGCTGTGGAGTTGGCTACCTTCGCGCTGATCGTTTCGACTTTCTCCATGTCCTGACGAGTCGGACGCTTATCTGCTCCCAGTAATAACCCGATGGCGCGACCGATTGCACTCGTTACCGTATCTTCTACGAAGAACTTCTTCATGTTGACGTTATAAGTGGCCACGTTACCGAATGCGTAATCGGTAGCTGATGGGTGAAGATCCTCGTACTCGCGAAAGATCTGGGCTTGGATAAGGACGTAACCCTTCTCGGCGTTAAAATCCACGATGTTCGTCTGGACTCTGGCTGTAGGGTGAGTCACCCACAGGCGGGCGATTCTGGCTGCGACGTCCTCGTAATTCTCTAAGAAGCTCATTAGCGCACGTCCTTAGCTGCGTGACGTGATACAGCTCGACCGCGCTTAAAGCCTTCTCGCTGGCCTTCTCTGTAACCGACTGAATAGCTCATAGCTGCCCATAGAATGCCCGCTATAGCCATAAGGACGAATAGTCCTAGTTCACTTGATGTCATTACTTGCTCCCGATACTGGGAGCGACGTTCGCGCTCCCTATGTAAAGAGTGAAGTAAGAACGCCTTTAGGTCAAGATTCCCGCGTGTCTTTCGGCGTGTCGATTGGTGTTTTCGGCTTGGATTTTAATCCGTTACCAGCAAGAACACCGCCCAGCGATCCAGTTAAGAAGATCGCCAGAGTTTTTAGAAGATCGATAAAGGCCGCATCGTTAGGAGCTTGCGCTCCGATTGGCTGCGTAACGAAGATAAGCGCGTAGGTAATTCCAAGAGTTACGATCAAGAACACGAACGCTAAAGTCGCGCCGATGATAAGAATAAGCTGTGCGTGGATTTCTTCTGGGCTACGGCGTCGGGCTGGGCGATGGAGCTTTTTCTCCAAGGACGTCGCTAGTGCATGTTCCAGTAGGGACGCACTGTGGCTCTTGGCATTCTGGCTTCGACCAGTTTTCGTAAGCTTGGCACTCATAGCGAATCCAACCCTGATAACCACACGCAGAAAGCCCAGCCGAAAGGACTAAGGCCAGACTTCCCGCGAGTAGTTTTCGAGTCATTTCCCCTGTAACCCGAAAGCTGCATCTTTAGGATTTAGCCAGCGCAGAACTACAGGCAGAACAGCGGCTAAGCCAGCTGTAAGAATTGCCTTTGGATCTGTTACGCCAGCCATGTAAACAGCTAGGGACGCAGCTGCGAAGCTACGCGCCCAGCTTGCGAGTAACGGCTTTAAGTTTGCCATTTGTTTTCTCCTTCTTCGGCTTCGCTGCCGATTGAGTAGGTACTTCGACGATCGGATAATCGCCAGCATAGGCCACGAACTTAGGGCGTCCGAAGCCTACGATCTCTTTACCGCTCCCGAATGCCCGCTCTTTAATCATTACCATTCCGCCGTTACGCTGATCGCCTGTGCCTGACGTGTTGCCTTCGATGGTGATAACAGTTTTCGATTTAACTCCGACCACGATTCCGATGTGCGAAATACGATCGACGCCATCATGCGGAAAGTCCATGAATGCAAGATCGCCGATTTTTGGCTCTGACTCGACCCAGCGACTTACTTCTTTAAGCTTATGCGCGCCCGCAGCTGTAGAGACCATCGATGGAAGCTTTACGCCCGCTTGGTGGAAGCACCAATTAACGAAAGATCCGCACCATGGCAGACCGTCGGCCTTAGTAAACTTTCCGTACTTTGTAAGATTGTCGCCTTCTTCGATTGTTCCGACTTCTTTAAGTGCTACTTCGACGACCGCCGCAGCTGTCCCGCTAGGATAATTCGACATCGATCCACTCCTGTTCTTCTTCGTTCCAGTAATTATCGCCTTCTGGCTTTTCCTTTGGAGCTTGCCACGTTAAACCATTAAGAGTCCAAGATGGGAAAGGCTGTGGCGAATGGAATCCGACATCTTCTAAATACGTCCAACCGATTCCCGCGTTTGTAGTAAGAACCCATCGACCGCCGAGATTAGCGACGATCCATTCGTAAGCATCTTCTAAATCATCTTCTCCGACGATTACTTGTAAAACTTTATTATCGTTATCTAATTGCGCCCAGAGTGACATCTATTAACCTGTTCTCGTAAATGTTCCGCTAGATGTAAATGTGTGGATAGTGTTTCCGCTGTTCGTAGTAATTGTTCCGCCTGTTGCTGTCATCGCTCCAGTTGTGTAACGAACTACAACAATTCCAGAAGCACCGCTCGCCCCGTCTGCGCCCCAGCCAGCGTTTCCGCCCCATGCGCTGTTAGCCCCGGGTGGAGATGGTGGAGTGCCGTTACCGCCTACACCCGCTCCGCTTCCGCCTCTGGCGTACTCGACGGGTGAACCTGTGTAAGTACTAAATCCGCCTGTGCCTTCGGTCGATGATGTTGATGCTGTTCCAGCTCCGCCGCCACCGCCGCCCGAACCGCCGCCCTGTTCATTAGCTCCGCTGTTACCTTGGCCAGATGTTCCCGCGCCGCCTGTTGTCGTTGTCGCACCGCTAAAACCAGCTCCGCCGCCCGAACCGCCGCTGTTTCCTGAATAACCCGTAAGGCTTCCAGAACCGCCACCGCCGAATCCGCCACCGACAGAAGCCGTTAACGCACCAAATACAGAGTTAGATCCATTCGTTCCACTTCCAGAACTTGCACCTATGCCGCCAGTACCACCCGCGCCTACTGTGACTGTGTAAGACTGTAATAAGATTCCCTGAGCTGCGAACTCTTGGAATCCGCCACCGCCACCGCCACCGCCGATTGAGCCAGAAGTAGCACCACCGCCACCGCCACCGCCAGCAACGACGAGAATGTCCGCGTTAACCGAGACTGGCGCGGGAAGAGTCGAAAGAATGCCTAGAAGTAGCATTAGACTAAGTCGCCCACGATTGTGAATGTGTTGCTGCCTGTGCAGATGATGGAACAGGCTGCGTATTGCTTTCTAATTTTCGGAGCTGAAGCTGTAGCTCCAGAAGATGTAATTGTCACGCCCGCACCTTGCGCGAAAGTAACTTGACCCGCACCGATCTGCTGTAAATTAATTACATTACCTGTAGCGAAGACAGATGGCGGAACTGTAATAGTAATCGGAGAAGCATTAGAAGCCGTTACGAGTTTTCCAAGATCTGCAATTACTAAAGTGTAAGTAGTTCCAGTCTGTGCGTTAAATGAAAGAGTCGTGTCGTCCTGTTCGATCCATGTGAAGTCCATGTCTGAATTAGAGTTCTTGGAAAGAACCTGTCCAGAAGTGCCACCTTTGAGATCTGCCATAGAAGCGTCGATAGAGTCGCCCAGTGTCTCGATCGCTGTCGCTCCATCTTTTACTAAATCGGTAGAAGTAGGAACACTCCAGCCGAAGTTAGGCGTTGTCGTTGCCATCTATGTCTCCTTTATGCGACTACCGTCGCGTTTATCCAAGTAAGTGTAGGGCTAATAGTGTTCCAAGTTTCGGAAGCTGGCACGTCATTCCAGCGGAACGCGTCGAGTGAGTACGAGATCGGCGTGATGTAAAGATCGATAGCCAGAGAGTTATAGCCAGCGGAGAATCGCCAGCCTTCGACGAAGCCTTGGAAGTTCGATCCCATGTTCGCGGGTAAGTCTGAGATGTTTACGGGCATTCCCATAAAGACTCCGATAAGGGCGTCACGATCTGCGTTACTTACGTTAGGGCTGCCTAGTGGATAGCGAATCGACTCGAAGTTAGCTCTAGGGTACGCGCGAAGAGCTAGATAGAAGTTCGCTTGGTTTGTCGCATCTACGCCGTTTTCTAATGTCGTCGTAATGTTCTGGGCCAGCGATCCATAAGTCGCGATAGAAGCTGCGTCGCTGGCTGTGTGCTGATCCCCGTTCTTATAAGTGATCGTAACTTTATTACGGACATCGCCCGAGCGCGTCGAGATTTGGAGTCCGTTCGAGTAAGCGTCTAAAGCTGATAACTCGACGTAACCATTCGCGGCTAGGTACTGGCTTCGATGCGTGGAATCTGCGTAACCGACTCGGCCTTGGGCATCTTCGTAAATGTAACCAAGTCCAGAAGTGGCTAAAGCTGCGACTAGAGAATAAGCATCTGTAACGCTACTAGCTCTCGAAGTGAGTTCGTAATTGCCTGGGCGATCGATTTCGCCTACTCCGCTATTCTCCGCGTTAGCCCAAGTCGTGGTCGCGTCATAAGTTGCCCAAGTAAGAGCGGCTGGAACTTCATTCCAAGCACCATAAAGAATCCCGTCAAGTACGTCGAAGATCTGATCTCCGTCGAACTCTTTAGATAAGACGCCTTCTGTTAAAACTTTCGGAAGACGCGAAAGTGCGCCTAGGGCTGTGAGAGTAGTCGTCTGGACTAGGCCGCCTGTTCCCGAATTGTCGATCGTCGTAAGAATGTCGGTAACACTGCCGCCGAAGATAGCTACTGGAGTGGCTGTCGAGTTCTGGACGAAGACGGTTATAGATGAGTTAATCGTTACAGTGATCGGAGAATCGTCAAGATTGAGAATCGATAAATTAACGTAGCCCGCTACCGCTTGCTGATAAATGTCTCTGCGGCCAGATTCGACAGTGAGATTCGCCAGAGTTATGTTCTTATACTCGACTCCATCAATAAGAACGCTCCAGACGGGAGTCCATAGGGTCAAGGCGCACCGACCAGTAATCCAGCTCCGCCAGTGCCGCGAGCTTGGGACTTATTAAGTAAATCGATAACAGTTCTAGCCGCTGACTCTGGATCTCCGACTACGCCCATGTTTATCGTAATTCTTTCGCCAGTCGATAAGCCGCCCGTCGCAGCTACCCGAGCAGCTGCCGCCGCTTCTCTGGCGTTTCTTAGTCTTTCGGTTTCGGCTACGAGTTCGTTCTTTCGTAAGATTGCAGCTTGCATTCCACCCGAGAACGCTTCTAATGGTGCGCCTGTAAATGTGCGTGGATCTCCGTTTGGATCGTAGAAGAAATCCTTATTCGATGTTAGTCCGCCGCCAGATGGGCCTACTGGCGGAGTCTCTAATGGCGGAATAAAGCCGCCAGCTTTAAGGCCTTTAGATCCGTCTCCGATCCCGAATAAATTGGTTACGGGATTATCTTTAAGATAGTCGATAACCTTCTTAACAGCGTTATAAGTGTTATTTAAGAAAGTGACTAACTTTGAGAATGTCGTAACTAAGCCAGCGGCTATCGTTCCAATTCCTTCGAGTGCTGTCTTAAACGCTCCACCGAGAAGTGGGACTAAATACTTATCCGTAAACTCCCAGACCTTTTTTAAGAATCCGTAGAATGGCTCTAACTCTTCTGAGTTATCCGAGATCGCTTTTTTAATCTTGTCGAATGCGGACTTAAGTCCTTCTAGGATTGGGCCTACGATCTTTCCGATCGCTGGAATAATTTCGTTATAAAGGAACTTCCACCATGACGTTAAGATCGGAAGTAAGTCGTCGCGGATTACCTTAAAGATCGCCGCGAATGCTGGGCCAAGTGTTTCGCCAAGATTCTTAGCGAAGTCCTGAATGGCCGGGATTCCTTTGTCTACGAATCCAGATAGAAGCGGAGTTAAAGCATCGAGAACGTAAGAACCTACAGTCTCTTTAGCTTCATCGAATGCAACAGTAAGACGCGCCATCTTTCCTTGGAAAGTTTCGGCTTGCTTAGAAGCTTGGCCCTCGAAAGTTTTAGACAGTGCCGCAGCTGCCGCGTCGAAGTTCTTGGACTTGATAATCGATTCGTCAATTCCGACGCCCAACTTCTTTAATGCGCCGAGATTGCCGTCGTAGGCTTTACCGAGAGCTTCGGAGACAGTCTTTAGATCTTTACCTGTTCCCGCTGCGATGTCGAGAGCTAAGGTCTGGAGTTCTTGCGCCTTGGTGACATCTTTTGTCGAGCGAATGAGTCGATCCAGCGACGGCCTCAAAACATCGTCCGTAATTCCGTTAGCGAGTGCTGTCTGGGTTATGTAATCTTCTACAGCTGCGATCTGATTCTTTGTAGCTCCTGTAACGTTTTCTAAAGTTGTCGCGAGTTTAGCCTGAGCTGCTTCGTCTTCGATGGCGGACTTAACACCATCGACCAGAAGAGTTCCAGCGTAAGCAGCAGCGGCAGCTCCCGCAACAGCGAAAGCAGCTCCCGCCTTTTTAGCGAAGCCGCCCATCTTAGATCCGAAGCCTTCGACTTCATTCTGTGCGCCCTTGACGCCCTTCTTTAATTCGTCGAAATCGGCGTCGAAAGTAATTTTTATCTTCGGAATGCCCGCCATTAGTTAAGCCTCAATTCTTTAGCGATCTGCTGAACCATAAGCGAGTATTCGCGAGCTACGACTGGGACGTAGAAGTCCACCGCTGGAGCGATCCAGTAGCCGCGCTTATTGTAAGGAGTCTTAAATCTGTTCGTAAATGTTCGGCCGATAGAGTCGACGCCGCCATGCGATCCGTACTCTGTTCCCCAGAGCAGCGCGCCAGCTGGCGCAGCTTGACGACGAACCTTCGCGCCTTTACCGCTCTTAGAAGCTTCTCCGCCATAAGGACGACCGACTTTCTTAGGGCCGCCTATGTCGACGCGAATAAGACGATCGCGTGGAGACTTGATCGTCTGGACTACTAGCTTCGTCTGTGGAGCTGGAGCAGATAGTCCGCTCATCATAAGTTGGCCAGCTAGTCGCTTAGACATAGGCTGCGCCCGATCTCTTACGAGCTGCTGATACTCCGCGGGGAATGAACCCAGAAGACCGAGAAGATTCTTAAACTCGTAAGGATCGACAGTAATGGCATAAGTGCCGCGGCCGCTTTTATCTGCCATTCTGTCTCTCCAAGGTCTCTATAGCCGTTAGTACGTCTTCCGCCGTCTTCCACTCGCTCATCGGGATTCGAGTAGCGATTGCTAACTCGACGATTAACCGATTTAGGCTTCCGACGGGCCAGCTTTTGGGTCTGACTTCTTACTGTTAATTCCTTCTACAGTCTCGATCCAGACCTCGAAAGGCTTTACAGGATTCCCAGCTGCTTCGCGCTTCATAGCGTGATAAGCCAAGAATGTAAGCCCTTCGAGACCTAGCTTCGATTCTGCTTCGTTTACTGTCGCTGAGAACTTGCGTTCCCACTTGACCCATTCTGGAACTGCCGCGACATAAGTAACGACGTCACCCGATAGGTACTGGACTTCTAGTTCTAGCTTCATGTATTGCTCCCGATTCTGTTTATTAGCTGAATGTCTCTGTAGGTGTTCCGATAACTGTAAAGCTCATGCTAACAGTCTGAGCGTCTGGCGATGATCCGCCCACGCTTGGAAATAGTGGAAGAACGTTAAAGCTAAAGACTGCGCCTGTTACAGCTGTTAGCGATACCGCTAGAGCTGTGTTAGGTGCTGACTCCGCAGCTGACCAGAGAGCTTCACAGAGTGAATCTGTTGCGCCCCAGTCTGCAAGCATCTCGACATCGAACGTCCACTGTGAATCGATCGACTTATAAGCCTTCGAGTAAAGAGTGTCGTAAGTTTCGATAGTGACGTCGCATGAGAGCGTCGCGCTTGTCGCTTGCTCGTCGTAGTTCTTAGTCGCGATCGTCATAGCGAGATCGCGTCCAGTAATGACGGTCGTGGCCATTGTTTTCTCCTTAGTTTGTCTGTGTGTAATAGGTCGAAAGCTGAATCTCACCCGCGAGAATCTCTGACGCGCCTATCGTTAACGGAATCGGATTCGATACGTCTCCGACTTCATACCCTGACGGAACGGCCGCCAGAATGCTAATTACGAGCTTTTCCCAGTTATCGAGTGCGCTCTGATTATCGTAGATCGCTACGCCTACGCTTACTACTAGGTTTACTTTTAGTTTTACGTTCGCCTTACCTAAGAACGTCGGCTGTAGATACGGAACGCTTGGAGTGACTGCCGCGAATGGAACGATCGGAGCTTCTGGAACTGCGTCATAAGTGTTAGCCGCTACTCCTTGGATCGCTGTTTTAAGCGGAGTACGGACGCTCGTAAGAATAGAAGAAGCTGGCACGTTAGCCGCCGATCATTACGTCGACATCTATGTAATTACCCAAGAGGCCGATTACACGATTTTGGAGACTGCGGCCCATTCTGTAGGGCGAACTCTGAAAGTCCACGCCTTCGATCTGACCGCCCGCAGCTGTGCGAGATTGGAAGACTTCGATAGAGACGGCGTAGATAGCGGACTCGATCGACGCGTTTCCGACGTAGAGAGTCGCAGCTGAATAGCCGCTAAGTGTTGCCATGCCGTTCGGGATAATCTGTCGACGTGTTACGTTCGTCGATGTAAGAGCGGCAGAGAATGAAGAATCTGTAACGAGTGTAAGAGTGTGAGTGGCTGTAAATGGAGCTGGAAGACCAGTTATGACGATCGACTGGCCTACGACGAACGGGTGCGTCCGACGAGTAAAGAATGTCGCGACGTTAGTGTCCAGCTCGTACTCGATTACAGCTGTCGAGTTCTGAATAAGTAGCGGGAGAATAACTTGCTCCGCTGTGTCGATAATGTCGTTTAAGTAAGCGTCGTCGTAGAGAGAAGAGCTAACGCCTAAGACGGATCTTAGCTGCGAAGCTGTAATGATGTTAGGCATTAGCCCTTCCCTTCTACTGCTCGCCTAGCTCGGGAGCGAACTAGGCGATGATCGATTTA